TCCGCCGAACCCAAATTTTCCGTCGTCATCATTGTTTTTCATCCAAGCCAATAAGCCTAGTAAAGAAAACGAGAATATTACTATTATTATACTTGCTATCATTTCTTTATATAATTTTTCCATCCGTTTAACTCAAAGTGTGGCCCATCTTTGAACTCAATCCAACTTCCGCCCCATTCAATGCGAGGTTCTATTTTATTTAAAATATCAGCAAATTTTTTAAATAGTTTTATGTTCCAATCAAGTTTTTTATTTAATGTTATGAATGCAATATCAAACGCTAATGAAGGTCTGTAATTATGAGGCGATTGACCAGCCTTTGCCCTAGTGAATTTAGGCCCTAATTTATAAAGCTCATTTTGCTCGTCATTATCTCTAAACGTACAAGTTACAAATGGCTGAGGTTCATTCGGGTACAAATGTTTATATGTATCAATTGCCTTATAATAAGCTGCGCTTAATATAACGTGTAAATCGTTTGTATCCCTAGATGCCATATTATATATTTACAATAATTATTCCAAAAACCCCAATAATAAATAGCGCCAATCTAATATTTGAACTAGTTAATCCTTTTTTATCCATCCAAGAAGTTGACGAATCGCTACTATTTGAAAAGAATCCGTTTGGATAAGAATTGTCTAACTTGTCACGTGTCAAGTAGTAGAACCCGTTATGAGGTAGCATAAATAAGAATATTAAAAATATTGGGTTAAGATATTCTATCTTTCGCTCCAATCCCAACAATAATAAAAAAGAGAAAGGAATCCATACAATAACCCTTTGAATAGTAAACATTATATGCTCGTTTATTCTAGTTGCTACTTTTGTTTTGTAATGGAAATAATATCCCTCTCTTATCCCTTCTAGTGAAGCGTAAATAATCCACAATATGTACACTACTGTTCGCATGATGCTTTATATGTCATTACGGAATGAGATATAATTAAAATGTCAAACCCGAACTTGGAAATACTAATTAAAATAGTTAATGCTATTGGCGCGTTAAATATATCGTCTAAACTATAGAAATACATTATAGTAAAGAAAATTGAAAACAAGAAACCAACCGCATACTGCTTAAATCCAGTATTAATAAACCATTTAAAGTATCCCATTTTATTTAACTTTCAATGAATCAATAAGCTTTATTGCTGCAACTGTATCAATAGCATCTTTTTTAATTGTATCATTCTTAACGATAGAATCAACTAAAATAGTATCATTTTTAATCTCTTCTTTAGTAGTCAATATGTTACAAGAAGCTAAAGTAATAGTAGTAAAAATAGCAATTAATTTCATTTTTTTATTTGTTTTTTATGTTTAATTGAATCGGTATAATTTATTATCGTTACATTTCCTTTTGTTGTATCGGAATCACCATACTGGTTAATTATAACCTTGTGTGATGTTCCAATAGTGCATGCATAAGTGCATAAAAGTATAAATAATATAAATGTGTATTTCATTTCTTAGCTTTTTTTCTTATTTTATTTGCCCTACTTACTTTTTTGTACCTTACTTTAAACCAATCGTGAACAGATGTTGACAATAAAAATATACCAAGACCATAGAAGCAGAATTGCAAAAGCTTTACCCATATATCCATCATCGAAGAAATAGATGTGTATCCCACCGCAGCAACATCGGTGAACAAAAGCCATTTTACTATTAGTATCTTGTTATCCATCTATTCAAGATTTAAAATCATTGAGTTCAATATTTTACCGTCAATAATAACATCTATCTTATGACCTCCAACTTGCCACGCGGTAGGGTCATCAAACGTAATTTTGCAACTAATTTCTTTCCCTTCAAAATCAATTAGCAATGACTTACTAATACCTCTAGCTCCCTTAGCTCCGTTAATAGTTGCAGTTATTGAATAAGTATGTTTCTTAACGCTTTCATTTGCTGGGATGTAAAACAAAACATCTACATACTCAACTATTTTAGCTGTTTTCGTTTCTATTAATGAAGCCTTTTTAAATAATGTTTTCTTTGTTTTTCCAAAAGCTTTTGCATTTAGGCCAACTATTGTAATAGATTCCTCTTTTTTATCGTTTATAACCTTCCTTAACTGCCTGCTTATTGTTTTTTCTGCTACCAGTTGAGACTGTTTACTTATTGTGCAGTCTTTAAGTTCTTTGTTTTTAGCGTTCAACTCGTCAATCTTGTCGATTAAATAGTGGTTTTTAGCGATAAATAAATCAACTCGCTTATTTATAATAGCGAGTTTCATTGAATTTCCTTGGTTATTAATTACATCATTTTGTAATGAATCAATTTGCAAGTACAGCACGGCTCTTTCTATTCCGAGTAGATTAACTTTGGACTTTAATTGTCCAATTTTATCGAGCAAGTTCTCGTAAACTATTGGTGTAGTATCAGAAACTAGTAACGGATTAGGAACTATTGGAACTTCCCTTTTTTGTTCAACAAACTATTGGTGTAGTATCAGAAACTAGTAACGGGATAGGAACTATTTGCTCTTCTTTTTTTTGTTCAGCACATCCAAATATTAATAGAAGAAATACAAGCTTTTTCATTTCTTTTTTATTTCCTGTAAAAGTTCCTTGTTTTGCTGTATCATAATTTCCTTAATATCAGATTTCAACGCTGGCATTTCTGCCTTCATTCCTTTCCTCCATTCGTTTTCATCTTCTATATGATTTTGCAAAGTTGTTTTAATATAGACTTGACTCTCTCTCATCTCGATAAGTTTATCGCTTATGTTTTTGTATTCGTCATAACTGATTTGGTTCTTTGCCTTGTCAACCCCATAAGCTATAGCTATACCAAGTACTGCGCAAACGCCTAGAATTAGTGATATATATTTTTGTATTGCATTTTTCATATTAAAATTTTGATATTATTAAATCCGCATCTCTATATCCAGCGTCCATTGCGCTAGAATTAATTTGGTGGTGCAAATCAGTTTGATACACATAATCATCTGTATTGTATCCGTAAACGTTTACATCATTTGCCAGTATATAGTCGATTGCTGTATTTATTGTTGACTTATATGCTCCATCTAAATTTGCCGATAATCTATTTAAAAATATCTTTAATGTAGGCCTGCTTAAGTCAGTGCGCAGTTGTGAAATTGTTGCAATTAAATCTGCCTGAAATGCTGCGGCGCGTGTAGCGTCAAAGGAGTCATTAATCCCCAATCTAATTATTACACAAACGTCTTTAGTTGTTTCTGTTGCAGCAGCAATTGCTGCTAACATTTGCACCACAAAAGCGTTGTATTTTGTTTTTGCTTTATACCAATTATCGTCGCCATTGTAAATAGTAGTTCCGCCAACACATTTGTTTAAGTATCTTACTTTCCTCCCGTAAGTTGTTGATAGCTTGTAATTCATTGTTGCCCCTATGCTAAATGTACCGCTACCATCATGCGCATAATTTGCTTGAGTTGCAGGTATAAATTGCTCATATCCTGAACTAATCCAGTTGTAAACGTTAGACATTGAGGCATTTACTTCAGAATCTAAATTGTCGAATATTTTAGTACCAGTGCTTTCTCCCATTTCTCCAATTATTAAGCACTTATTTGAATCAACAGCAACAGTTGAAGTTCCTAATAAATTAGACCTTCTAAAAGTGTTTAAAGAGTTAAATAAATTAGTTTTTTGGCCAGTAGTTAGCTTTTTACTAAAACCTGTAGCGTAAATTTGAGATTCGTTTGGCGACGTATAATAACTTCCATTATAATTAATGCCAAGCATAAAAAGAGACCTATTTATTAAGTCAGCCCTAGTTGCAGAATTAGTTGCTAATAAAACATCGTTTAACCAATCTTTATTATGTGTAGCGTCTTCTGTTTCAACCAATAACAAGCCTAATCCATTAGACGAGTCAACATCTAAAACTCCAACTGGCTCGTTTAACCATGTAGTTATATACGTTGTTCCTGCGCTTATTATTTGGCTCCTAATCATAGCATTTCTAGTTGGACTCACAGTATCATCTTGTGCTCCATTAAACTGACTAATGCCATTGTATTTTTTTGTGTAATTAAAATAAATCCAAAAGCAAGAACTATCTTTAGTTGCCTGTGTACAATGTGTAAAGGGATTAAAATTTGTATTTCTATATCCATTCCCAACCCCTCCATTACGAGCTATCCCCCAATAAGGAGTATGTTGATATGGCGATACTTTTGTTCCTATATTAGCGCTAGGGTTTACCCAGTTAAGCGTACTAGATTGCTCATCCTGCATTCCTAGCACATTAAAAAAATCATGCGCCTGAAAAGTTCCGTCTGATTTCAAAGAAACGACTGCTGTGTCTAAAATGGATTTAAACGCAGAACTAGGTTGCACAGACATTGCTGCCAATAAACTTTCAGTTGATGAATTATAAGCCGTTTTTCCTCCAGCATTACCAGAAAAAGATACTATTTTATTTATTATAGGGTTTGGCATATTATTTTTTTTGCAACATAAACCAATTGCAGAAAGTCCAATTAATTTTATAGCCGCTTTTCTGTTCATTAATACACATTCGTACTATAATAAGACATGTAAGCATTACAAGCGTTTGATAATGTTAAATGTTGGTCTGCTGTCATTTTCCCACCGGCTCCAAACATGGCACATTGGCCATCAAAATAACTCTGCTTAGTTCCAGCATTGTTTAATCCAAATAAATAAAGCTCAAAACTTGGTATAGCAGAATGAGCTGTTACTGCAGTTCCTTGCGACACTCCGTTTTTAAATGCTTCGTCCTGAGTGCTAGAGTTTACTTGTGCTGCTATAAGTCCGTAATGAGATGCTGGCGTAAAGTTTAATACTCCAGAGGCGTTATTTATATTTGTATATGTACGAGTAATGCCTCCTGTAAATCTAGGGTAAATTGCCGTATATGCTCCTGCACCTCCGCTATTTTGAACACCAAGCGCAACACCGTTAATAACTGTAGGTGTTGTTCTTACATACGAAAAGGTGCTAGCAGCATTTAATGTGTAATTAACTCCATTTGTTGCAGGATTCCATCCTGTTTTAAAAATAGATAACCCCGCTGGATTTCCTGTGTACCCCTGATATGAATCTACTGTCATCGATGTTCCGTCTGCTGTCAAAGTATATAAAGACGGGTTTATCCAGTTGTATAACTTGGGAACATTTACAGGAGAAACCCCTAAGGCAAAGTTGTAAAAAATATCAATTGGAAGCGAAACAATAACCCGCATCAATTTATCAATCTGTATTTTGTCTGACAATGATGGCTGAAGCGAACCAAACTGGGAAAAAAGCGCTAAAGATTGTAAAGAGAAAACGTATTGAGAAGCTCCAATAGTAACCCTTCTATTTACAATAATATTAGGCATAATTAGTCTTGAAGTATACCAAGTGTAATAGTTAAATCAGAGGATGTAAAAGATGGAGTTGTTCCCCTTGCAACTAGTGCATAATAAAGAGTAGTTCCATTAGATTTAACAGGAATTGATAATGATGCATCAAAATATACTTGGCCAGCTGAACTTGCATACCATCCAGTTGTTACAATTGGAATTACAGCTTGAACAAATAACATATTTGCGTCTGATAAATCCCATGCAGCATTGTCTGTAGGAGCAGTAAATGTACGGTCTAATATCCATAATTCCATTGCAACATTTGTTGTCGTAATCTTATCAGATATTAACAAGCTTTTAATAACTCCTGTACCTCCTGATGTTCTAACAGCTGAAGAAAATGATTGAGGAGCAGTACTTGTTCCAATATAGTCGCCAGTGGAATATATGCCAGCGGCAGACATTACTACAGTGCTTTGTACAAGTGTTGTAAATCCTCCAACGTTTGAAATGTATGTCATATTTTTAAATTATTATCCAGTTTGCGCCATTGCTTTGAACAGTAAGTGAATTACCCTGCACAAGCGTAATCGTACTATTTCCATCTATAGTTTGGCTCGATGTCGTAGCAACAGTTATAGCTCCTGTGCCACTATCCTTTATATTGAAAATCTTACCTTCCAAACCTACAGCCGTTGGTAATGTTACAGTAAAAGTATTTGCAGTGCAATCTATTGTGTCATCAGTTGTTGCTACCGTGTAGTTTGCTGTCTTTTCAACATAACTAGGAGTAGTTGCAGTAATAAAATTAGTTATAAAGCTTGAGATAGCCATCTTTTCTGTTGCCGAACCGTCTGCCTTATCCTTTATAATAAAGTCAGATGTTGACCCAGTCGTTGTTGTGGTTAAGTCCTTTACTTTTATTTCTGCCATTAGTATTTATTTTAATCAATAACTATATTATCCCCCGAGTCTGTCTGCAAATAAAATCCATCATCAGTGAGAAGATATGATATCGAGCTCCCTGTAACTACATCTATGTTTGTAGCTAAATCCAATTTTTGTAAAACTAAAAAATTAGATACAACAGAATCTTGTTTTGTAACAGTTATTTTAATGCCTTTTATGTTAATATTGTTTAAATTAACTAAATCAGGGGCGGACTTTAAAAAGTCTACTACATTTAACCCGTATCCATACATAATAGATAGGTCGTAAATAGATTGCTTCTCTTTTACTACGTATGGATTTTTTGTATATGTTATTGGCATGTTATTTTCGTGTTGCGTCTATTGTAATTGACGATATGTCGTCTTTTTGTATTATTATTTCATCTACTATGTAACCGTCAGATTCTAATTGAGATTTAATTATTCTTTTTAAAACCAATTGAAGACCAGAAGAGTTCAAATAGTTTATTATTCCAACCCCTAATAGTGGGAACTCTTTATAAGAACCAATATTTTCGAATACTATATCTTGGATGTGTTGTTGGTCAGAATCCCCTATTTTAAAATCCCCATTTTGAAATAGTAAATCGTCATTGTATATAATTATGTCGCTAGCCGTTGCCATGTAAAACAGTTGTATTTTCAATGTCAGCCCTAACAGTAGGAGTAACAGTGTTTGTTTCTAATAAATTTGGGACTAATGTCGCAGCCCCACTTACTGCATGAGTATGAGTGTTGTATATCGTAACAAATCCGTTCAAAAGATTTTCTATAGTGTTTAATTTTGTAACCAAATCAGAAACGTTTACAAGCCCTCCGTTTGCATCTCCAGCCAAATAAATATTGTCAACTTCGCTAACCATACTAATAAAAGAAGTAGCCTCGCTTATTTGACTTACTACTACAAGGCTATTAATCTTTGGAATAACAAGAAACCCATTAGAATTATTTAAACTTAATAATACACCTAAAAAATCAGGAGTAACTCCATCTATAGGAATACAAACGCAATTATTGTTTGCTATGTTTATAGAATCAACCTTGCAAACAGTGCTATATACATCAATATCAGTTACACCAGCCAATGTTTTTATTGCATCTGACAAATCGCTCATAATATTCTTTGTTCTAACTCTATTTTTTGACGGCCTCCATTTACTCCACACTTTGTTTCAACCGACTTTATTATATAAGTACCGTTTCGTTCAGGCATTTTGTAACTATTTATTATAGCATGGTCTCCATGTGTTACATAAGGTTCCAAGAAAGTCAAAAAAGACCCATAATAACCAGTATAATTTAATTCTGTAAGCTTTTGATTGCAAACCCTATCTAGCTCCTCTTCTGTTCCTCCGTATTGGTATATAGTCCTCAAGTCACCAGATTCATCTCCGTACTTTTTCTCAACTCTTGTATTGTCTTCGTTTATTAAAATCCCATTAATTCGAACTTTTACATCTTCGCTTCTAAGATACTCTAAGTCTGATGATATTATAACCTTTTCAAATAAAAACGTTTCTTCTCTTTTGGCTTCATAAAATGGCAACCCAACCATTAATGTATTATCTTGAAAAAATGAATAAATACCGTATTTTGACCGCAGCGTGTTTAATACATACGAAACAGAAGCTTCTTGTATCCTTATCAACCCCAACTCGGCATTTATATTTTTATACTTAACACTATCTCCTATTATATCTTTTAATAGTTGACTTAGTGTTGCATTTTCATACGATTTTTTTTTAACTATTTTTTGTTTTAATAAAAACATAGAATCCTCACAAAAAATTTCTACTGGTATATTGTTGCTTACCTTAGATACATATCCCTCAAAAACTGTAGTTATCTTTGGTAAGTACCCTAGCTCTATTTTTACCCTATCTCCTCTTAATATCAAAGGGGAGTCTCCAGCATATATGTTTTTATTCTTGTATTTTAAATTCCTAGGTAATGTTATCTTTGCTGTCTGTGTTAAATTTTCAAAAGATTTTTGAATCTCAACATCTGTTATAAATGTAAAATAAAGAACCTCGCTCCTGTTCGATTTTTCGTTTGGAACCTGAGTTATAGTAACTAAATTTCGCAACCTTAACATTAGTTTCTTTTTTCTAATATACTAGATATATCACTTACACAGTTTAATTCAAAATATTGAACATTTCTAACACCCTCCTGTTGATGAAATGAATAATTAACAACTACTACGCTTGAAATACCAAAGTAGTTATTTAAAAAATCATTTGTCATTGTAAGTGCAACAGGAGCAGAGCAATAAGAATTTAACAAAGCAACCTCTTCTTCTGGATATTTGTCTGGCACACTTGTTGCAAAATATCCCTTTATTACTACAGAATAATCTCCGTTATTAATAAATTCCTTAACAGTTCCATCCATACCAGATATTTGAGTCATTACAATATTCCTTTGATTTGAAACATCTATAATAACTCCATCTGCAAATATACCGTCGTGGTCTCCAATTCTCTTTGTCCCACCAAGCGGAGTAACTCCAGCAACATACGTTTTATTATTCTCGTCGTATTCAAATGTTTCAAAAGATGGAGCGTGAATAAAAAGAGTCCCAAATAATGGAGTTCCAAAAAGGCTTTTCCCTTCAGGCCTGTCTCCCGAGTCAAAATCGGCCTTGTTAATAAATGCCCTTTTAACTATAGGCAATCCAAACCCCCTAGCAAGCCTCTTAGCCTCCGAGTTTGCTAATTCTTTATTTATTTGAAAATTTAATGCCATAATTTACTTTGTTGCCATTAATTGAAAGTCATTAACTGCTGTTATCAATGCCTTTGTGACTTCCTCTTTTATCTTTATGGAGCTTTCTTTTAAATTAGTTGTATTGAACTCTAGCTTCTCAACTAGTTTATCAATAGATATATTGAAATTTTGGTGTCCTTTAGATTCTACCATATCAGTTGAAGTTCCACCTTTAAAATTTTCTTGGGCAACTGATAATCCACCACTAGAAACATCTCCACCAGTTTTTGAGTATAGTGATATTTTATCTTTATTCCTAGAGATTAATTCTTGTATTACTGAAATGTATTTTTCATTTTTCCTGTATCCTTCACGAATTAAATTAGATGCTATTCTCGTTAGAGTACCGATATTCTCGTTTGCCTTTCCTTTATCTGTGCTAGTATCTAGAAGATTAGACTTCATTCCACCTGCATACTCTTTTAAATCACCTAAACTTCCTTCCCTATATTTCATTCCAAGCATCTTTCTTGTCCAACTCCCTATTTGGTCTGATATTCCAAAACCGCTTGTCCCACTTTTTGCAAATGCTTCATCTAATAAGTTAATTGCGTCAATACCCCTATTAAGGTTTCCAACAATACTATTAACCATTCCAAGGGTAGATGCAATTATTCCAGTTTGAGATTGCCCAATTTTCACTCTTAATTGCTCCCAATTATCTTTCATGTTTGAAATTTGGCCGCCTACAGTTTTACTTTGAGCGTCCATCATTCCAAAGAACTGCCCTCCTTCGCTAGTCATTGATTTAAAAGCCTTTTCAACATCTTTGAATCCAACCTTACCTGCAGAAACTAACTCCATTACATTTGATTCAGTTGTTTTAAATTGCTTCGCCAACTCAGATATTACAGGTATTCCTCGCTGCGTAAATTGCATTATATCTCTAGCATATGCCCTTCCCTGAGTCTTTAATGTACCATATAAATAAGCTATGTCGCTAAACGGAATCTTTAACGCACTAGCGACATCCCCAAGCATTGATATATTTTTAGTGACTGAACTAGCAGAAAATCCGTAAGCAATAAGTTGTTTTGTAGCGTCCTGTATTTCTACCAACGAAAACGGTGATGTTGAGGCCAACTGAACTAGGTCACTCTGTAAAGCATTTGCTGCCTTTGAGTCTCCTTTCATTAATGTTTTTAGTGAAGCAGAAAAGTATTCGTAGTTTTTCAACGACTCCAAAACAGCATTTCCAAAAGAAACTACAGAAGCTGCGCTTAGACCAACTCCTATAGCTGTTCCAAGCCCATTGAAACTACTTTTAACCTTTGAAACAGAGCTATTTAGTTTTTCAGTTGATGATATAGCGGACTTTATTTTTGGAGTAAATAAGTCTTTTAAACTAATTATGTATTCTACCGATTTTGACATTCTTGTACAGTTCCGTTAAATTTCAAAACATACATAACAGTTTCAGACGCTAGTGCCCACTCTTCGTCACCAAGTGTATTTGGGTCAACTTTTAGATAAAACCTAATTAACGCATCTCTTCTGTCAAAGTCGCTACTTAAAAGTATATTTTTTTTATCTTCTAATTTTTTTTTAATTCTCCAGCCTCAGTTTCTAGCATTGGCATCAAGGTTGCTCCTGCATTTCTAAGTGCTTTAAAATCGTCTGTAATCTTTTCTACAGAATCCCCTCCAATCCACAATGAACGAAGCATGCTTTCTATGCCTGTAAGCTCATCCTTTTGAATAAGCGCAGAAACAGATTTAAAAACAATCCTGTCTATTTCTCGAAGGTAAATAGTGATTATCTTTCCTTCCTTGTTCTTAACAGAGAGTGTATAAACCTCTCCGTGTTTTTTTTTTAAATCTTGTAGCTCGTCCATTTTTTTATTTTTTATAATCCGTAATCGATATGAGATATTACCAAATCTACATCTATAGCAATGGCATCATCACCAGTTGCAGATTTAAGCATATTGTTTTTAAATCTACAGTTTTTTAGTGTATGCACAACTGGTATTAAAGACGCGTCAGTATATGCAACAATTATGTCAAACTCTGGAATTTGATAAAGCCGTCCTTGTGGAGCTACACTCATTATATTTTGAACCTCATCAAATAAAATTGTCATCTTTGCTGAAGGCTCAATTTTTCCGTGTATTCTTGACGTAGGGAATCTTCCAGTGCTCCAAATATTTGTAACTCCAGCATCTTCTCCGTATTCAATTGAAGTAATTTGTACGATTGGGACACCAAGTATAACGCATGTTATATCAGCATATTCATACGCTTTTCCATTTACTAATGGTAATAGTGTGTTTGCCATTTTATACTGTTTTTACAAATCCAACGTTTACTTTAATTATGCGAGCTACTCCTAGAGGGACATTTTGCAATGTTAACTCTAATGTGCTAGTTGTTAAAACGTCTTGATTAGGGTTAATAATTATTTTATGTGCGGATAGTTCATTATCTGCTTCCATTTGCTCTAATGGTCTATTTGCTAAACTTTGAAAATATCCAATAGTTGCGTTGCTCAGTGTTCCGTCTGCATTAACTTTTAACGGAGAACTTAATGATGGTAAAAGAGCAGCACGAACAACTCTTGTAATTTTTTGATAAACTCGATTATTTTCAATTGTAGAATAATCCGATGTTGCAGCAACTGCTGTTAATGAATTACTCCAGTATGAGCCAGTTATATTAATATGCTTCTTTAAGAATATATACGCATAGTTGTTTAGTGATTCAAATTGAGAATCTGCAATTGAGCTATATAATTGTCCATTTGCAAATGCTACAGTGTCAAGTTCTAGTGCGGCTGCCATGTTAAATTTGCTTATCCAAGCAATTGAATCACTGACTGACGCTAAAGAAACGGCACCAAGAAGAGCTCCAACAACTCCAATAGATTTAGAAGTTGCCTTGTAAAGCTTGTACCCGTTTGCATACCCATCTTGAGCAATAGAAACGCTTACATTTGGAGCGCTTAATGTCGCAAGCGTTGTTAGAGAAGAAACGTTTGAAGTTGCGCTAATTTCAGCAGTATATAATACTTGAAACGGCTTGTATACAGCAGTAGCAGCTGTCACAATTGCTTGTAGTGCTGTTGGGTGAGTTGTAGTCCAAGCAACGTTATTTTGATAGACAGACAATTGCTTTATCTCACCAGCCGAGTAGTTTATTACAGATGTAATATCCGCAAATGCGTAAGTTGACTCTTCTACATAAAGACCAACATATAACTCTCCCTTTGGTTGTATTCTAAAATACTCTTCAATGTTATAATATAATATATCAATCCAACTAGCAATACCAGTTACAACGTTTTGAACAAGAGTATGTGCTACTGCTCCTGTTTTAGTAACTACATAAGGCGTTCCTGAGTTAAGGAATACACCCTCTCCTGGGGCTGCCACAATAGTAACTACTCCAGCTACATTACTGGCCGTAAATCCGTGAGTTGCAGTTCCTGCATTTATTTCTGCAGATATTCTATCAGCGCTTGTAGTAACGCTTACTGCATCGGCTGTAACAGCAGTAAAACTACAAAGAGTTATAGGCGTCCCAACTTTTGCACCTTGAATAGTATTACAAGTAAGCGCGTATGTATCACCTGCAGTAAATTTAGTAGTGATAGTATCTGTAGCTGTTGATTTTGTTTCTCCTAGTGATGTATTTGTGATTCCAAGCGCAACCGCGTCAGCAACCGAAAATATTTTTTTTATCCTATCTGATGCCGTAAATCCGGTAGGTAGTGTTCTTCCTGAAGGGTAATAGTGAACCATTCCCGAAACGTAATCTGTACCGTTTAATGGTCTTCCTAGTCCAGAAGATGATTGAACAAAATTTATGTTTGGTAAAGCCATTTTTTTAGTTATTAAAAAGCCCTACCTACATAATAATAGGTAGGGCTTTGAATTAAATTAAATTTAATTAATTAGGTTAATTTAGTTTGAACTAAAGCAACAACACCTTTTGAATCAGTACGTAGTTTAGCAGATCCAAGCATAACTTCCATATTAAAAATAGACCCTAAATACTCAGGCTTCCCATTTCCATTGCTGCCTGAGTCGTACATTGGATTTATTGAACCTAAAGCTCTAGAAACACAAGCTGGATGCCATGCAATACAAGCCAAATTGTCTGTTGCAGCAGCTGTATAGTAACCACTTGTAAGAGATTTTAATACAGGAGTTGCAGTGTTATCATAAATTGCAACAGTTGGGCGTTTGTAGATTTCAAATCCAAACAATTGTGCAACAATACCTGTAGAAAGTGTGTTATTACCGTTTGCCATCTGAAAACCATTATAAGAAGCTCTTACAACTTCGGAAATTGTGAATAATTCCCAAAACATATCAGCATTCATAAGTAGCTTTCTTCCTTGAGAAGGCACATTGTCTTTGTCAAGTTTTTTAGCCATATTAGCAATGTCTGCAAGCGCTACTAAAGCACGAGTTCCAGTTGCGCCAGTAGATAATGCTCCACCAGTAGCTCCGCTTGTTCTGATAATATTAGCAGACCCAGCAGCAGACCAAGAATTTGCAACAACGTTACCAATAACTTCTGTAAGCGTTGACATTTGCTGCCCAATAACAGACTGACGTTTGTCATAAGACACTTGCAATTCGTCCAAATTAGATATTAATGTTGGTTGAAGTGCATATTGATTTAAGCTGTATGTTAAATCAGTGTCAACTCTTTGACCAATAGCCAAAGGGAATGTTGTTGGGTTTACTAATGCTGTTGGATTTGCTCCTGATTGAGGAACATGAACTGTGCCAAATGCAATATACGCAGAGTGGTCTGTTGAATAAGGTAAAAAATCAGCGTTTTGGTTAAGTGCATTTTGCACATCTTGTACCCAAACTTCTTTTATTAAAGCCATTTTATTTTAGTTTTTAGATATTAATAATTAATCGATTTGTATTTTAGCTCCGCAAGGTAAAAAAGTAGTACCATCGTAGTAAAATGATTGTGTCCAAGTTTTACCAGCAACACCAGTAACTGTAGGGCCGTCAATTGCTGTCCCCAAAGTAAATGTTTCAGTTGCTGTAGTCTTAACTTTAAGGTGTAACAATGCTCCAGCCTTAACTTGACTATCTACAGTCAAATCTAAAGTAGCATTGCCAGTCAATGTTGTTAAAGATGATACATAAGTAACTTGGTTTGTTATAGTTGCGGCAGTTGTGCCAGTTGCAGCGATTGTAACAGTTCCTGCAACTCCGAAAGGTGCGTTAATTTCCATTATTTTTTAGATTTAATTGATGTGTTTATTGTTGATACTAAACGACTGAACTCGTCAGGGTTATTATTTTTAATTTCTAAAAGTCCAGCGCTATCTTTTCTTTCCCAATCTGAGTAAGTCCAGTTTTCGCGACCATTAGATTTGTTTATTATTTTTGCTGTTTCTAAAACGTCAACAAATACTGGAGTTGCCTTAATTGATTCAAATAAATTTTTTAAATCTACAGAATTAATAGGGCTTGAAACCCATTTTTCTTTGGATTCTGCAGTTATTTTACCAGTTTCGATAGCATTATTAAGAACAAACTCCTTCTCAATCTTTTCTTTTTCTAACTCTGCAGATTCAAATATTTTTATTTTTTCTTTTAAAGTTTCATTTTCTGATTTTAAAGAGTCTAATTCAGCTTTTGCAGTGTCAGCTTCAACCTCAATTGACTCGATTTTTTCAATAATCGAATCCTCTGACGCATCATTAGACAGCTTAAGCTTATTTGTAAGTTTAATCATGTCGTTTTTTTTAGTTAAACATTTGTTGTAAAAAGCGTGCAACTCATTAATATTATATATTAACGGTTTTTTATTGTTTGTAATTGTTATTGAATCAATTAATCCATTAGATAGGCACTCTGTAGCATCCATCCACGTTTCTTTATTCATCAATTCTCTGCATTTTTCAATTGACAAAAAACTGGTTTTTTCAAATATTTTAGCCAGCGAGTTAGTAATTAAACTAAGTACTTCATCGTTTTTATTACCTCCAACATTGTGCATCATAAACGACCCGTAATCTGCCATTTTCCTTGTATTACCACACATCGCTATTACGCCAGCAATAGAAAGAGCCATCCCGTCAATATGAGTAGTTACAGGCGTGTTCGAATTTAATATTGAAGTACATATAGTAAGCCCATCTTGAACACTTCCTCCATTCGAGTTAATGCGAATATTTATGTTTTTTATAGAAGGTATACTATTTACATAATCTATAAATCTAGAAACATCCTCGCCAATTACGCCATCACCAATCTCGCTATCAACACCAATATGCTTGTACAGCTTTATTGTAGCTTCGTCTTCTGTTATGTTTGCGTAATTTAATTTCACAATGTAAATATATTGTCAATTATTTTTTTTAGTTTTGTTTTGTAACAAAATAAACATAATTTGTAACAAAATAAATCATGGCAAAAACAAATAAAGAAAATCTAATAATAGCGCGAGTTACAGTATTTCTTAGAGGTAAAACAAAGGCAATGTTTTTTGAGGAAATAAAAAGAACTGGTATAAAGGAGTGTCATTTAGCTAGGGAAATAATAAAAAAGCACTATTTAAAATAATTTCTTATATTTGTTGTTACAAAACAAGTTATATGAAAAAAATAATATTATTAGCTTTCTTGCTGTCTAGCTTTCTTTGTAAATCACAATGTACTGGAGTTGGGATTTGCGTATATGATAGTAATACAGTACTGGAGAATCAATAGTTACTAAAAAAATAATCCGATAAGTGGCAATCAGTTAAACTATTTCAAACGACCCATCTGCAGATATTACATATGATGTAGCTGAAAACGATCCGGAAGGCTTTCGTATGTCAACAAGTGAAGTGCTTGCTAAGCAGTTTAGGATAAGTATTGTATTGAGTGCGACGCTCTCCATTGCTAATTGATATTTATTAAATGCAGATAATGTAAAAACATCTGCCAAGTCAAATGTGATATTTGTAACTGTTCCAGTTGTTGTTATCGAAGAAGATAGGTACCAACTCATTGTCTTCCCAACCTTTTTATACTTTAGCGTACTTGTCTGGGAACTAAATCCTCCTCCTACGGCAGTTACTTTTGCGTCTACTATAGTGTAAGTAGACCAAGCCTCCTGCTGCCCAGAAGTAAATTTCAAATCAACGTAGTTTAGTGTTCCAGTTCCAAGTGTTCCATCACTTAACACCATCTTCCTAATATTGTGAACATTCTTAGAGCTTCCATCGGAAAATATAGTAGGGTCGGCGACAGGGTCGTTTGTTGTTGTTATTGTTAATATTGGAGCGGTTACTATAGAAATACTAGAAATTGCGTCGACTTGATAAACCTCCCCATTAAAATAAATAGCGCCTGCAGTCAACGAATAATTTGAACCGCTTATAAATGTTTTAATGCACCCGTATAATGCATATCCTACAGTTGTTGAAGGAGTGTTTCCAATGAAAGCCTGTGCTAAATTAGCAACAACTTCTTGATAAGATTGTTGTAAAAAGTCTAAACCCTTTTTAGATGGAGGGTAAGCTACTCCAGCTGTAATGTCTGATGTTTTAATTTTCTTCATGTTAGTAGGTTGTTATTGTATATGAAATTCCAGCGCATACATATTTATCTACGAATGAGCGAACGATATTATCTTTAGTGACTGTTGTACCGCTTGGTTCGTCAGGGCTTAATACGTCATAATCTAGTAGAGGAAAATATATTGTAAATGTACTAGTTGAAATTAATATTGCAGTATCAATAAAGGAATCTTGCTGAAGGTCTGTAACAGAAACGTTTGAGCTTTCAGACTCGTTTACACCAAACACAAACGAGTTGTTTGAGCCTACATTTGTTGCTATGTAAATATCGTTTGTTGTTGTAGGATAATTAAATGATGTATTAAACCACTGGTTTAAAATAGATTCAAATAGAAGTGTTTGAGAATTTGTTTTTGTCCTTTCTATTAACCCAATAAAATTATCTTGAACTTTAATAAAATAATGATTGCTTATATTAAAAACTCCAGTTGTATATGTTGTTCCAGTAACTGAATCTATTGCTTCGTAAATAGCCTTGTCTACAAAAATCATTCTCTCGCCAAGTGAAAATGTTTTTGGGGAGAAAAAAGATATGTCATCTGGTAGATTTCCAGCAGATGGTGATATACAAATGTAAATTATTTTATCTACGTTATAGTATACAATGTCACCTATTGCATAGTTAACATTATCATGGTAGTTTGTAACTTTAATGCTTGTAGTGTCTCCATAAGCATAGCTTCCGAACAAAACATCTATTAGCCACTGAATAGGAACAAGCAGCATTTTAACCCATGATTTCGAGAAAACATTCCTTTTCCTTGTTGGCAAAAACTGCTGGCTAAATATATTTGTATCAAAACTATATATGCTCATCTATTTAACTATAAAAGTTAGAGTGTCTGCAAAAGTATTTAATGCCTGTGTTTCTTGCTTGCAATATCCTGATGCTGTACTGTATCTTCTTGAGTTAACAGCATTTGTTAAATCGTAAAACTTAAACCTGTTCGCGAAAGATGTAGTACTAGCTCTTCCAGAAGCCTCTGTTATTTTTACATCAGAAACACCCAAAACAGATTGCATTGCATCTTCTATTCCAAGGACACTAACATATCCATCAAACGGAATAGATGCTAAATAATTATCTAGCGCTGTAATAACACTTGAACTTATTATAGATGCATATTGTCCATCATAATAAACCTCTGCTGTTATACCTATCAAATCGGCGTCTTTATTTATAATATTATAGTTTATTCCAGCAAAGCCTATTACTCCCCAATATGCCGCAAGCGCAGATTCTTCTATTGCTGACAACTTGATTGGAGTTGGGTCTGTTAAGCTTGTGGCCTTAGCAACTTTTACGCTTACCGTATTACTTACTCCAGTTAATACACTGCATCTAGTTACCACCTTTAGAGTATCATCTATTACAGGATATTGCAAAATATTGTCTACTATTGATACTACCTGAGGAACAGTTGCCGAGTATTGAAACTCGAAAGTCTTCTGTCTAACCCATTGTGGAGTCCCAGCTATTGATCCAAGTGATATATTTTCCAAATCAATTTTAAACGAATCTTGTAGTTGTTCGAAAATATTTATACACGCTGCAACTATAAAAATCCACAGTCTCCATATTGCGGTTTGAGATGTGCTAGTTAGACCGCTCAGGTTTGTATCTGCTGCCTTGGCTTCTAACATTGATTTTGCAATTACTTGAATACTTCGTGCCATATCTTACAAAGGTATACCTGTTTTAATAATATCGTTTTGAATTTGAGGTGAAATAGTCGTTACTAAAGTGTCGACATCTGCTTCAGTTGTTGGAAGACTGTCTGCATAATCTTTTCCACTAACTGAATAAGTAATTATATACTCCTGTGTGTTGTTGTGATTAAAATTCTGAATTTCAGCCCTTCTTAACATTTTTGTCTCGTATCCATTTTGAAATTGAAACATTTTAGCCTGAACATTTTGTTTAAGTGTTAATATACTAGTGTCTTCTGTTTTATAGCTTTCAAAACCTATATGTAAATTTACATTCATTTGATATTTTTGAACTCCGTTTAAATAATCTGAATATGATATGTTTGAGAACTCTATTAAAACACACGGGTAGCCAAAAGATACGTTTTCAGATTCTGAGTCAAACTGATTGTTGAACAATGCTACATACTTTAACTCTGTTAAAGTTTCTAGTTTTGCCTTTATAGCGCTATATAGCGAAAGTTGCATTATCTAAATATTGAATCTAGTTTTCTCTCTAAAATTCCTTTAATAGTCTTATTCAAATTATATGAATCTCCTATAAACTGGCGCTTAGGCATCTTGAACCCATTTCCTCGTCCAGCCTTAAGACCATCATTATGTACTATTGCGTAATCTAAATCTGTTGATATTATAGCCTTAAGCTGTGAAGTATTTGAATTGCTTACTATTGACCTCATTAAGTCTGTGCTCTTTATTAATATTCCCCTGCCAGACCGCTTGTCTTCCTTTTTTCTTGGGGCCCAAGCAACAACAGCCTTATCATCAAATCCTTGCTTCCTAAAATTAGCTAAAAAGAAATTTTTAGCTGTATTACTTATTAAAATAACTGCAGATTCGAGTACTCCTCTAGTTTTTTTATCTAATCTTTTTAAATTAAACTTTTCCATTAGTTTAAAAATATTATAAACTCACAACCAATTATGGCACTATTAAAAAACTCTACAAATTTATACTTTATCATTTGGAATTGGCAAATTAAAATTCTTTTTTGCAAACTTCTTATCCTCTTTTGGAATCACAAAGTATGGGTGTTTCCCTTCTCCATCCTCTTTGAAAATAATCCTATCTTTGCCGCTATTCATTTTAAATTCATTTGGCACATTTTGGTATAAATCGCCCCTTTCTGACAGGTTACTTTCTGCTCCACTTTCAAGTTGTATTGCCAAGCATCTACAATTCCATCCGTTAGGAGGATAAAGTGTATTCCAAAATGGGTCTTCAATTCTCCTAATAATGCCATCTAAAGCAGCATGTTCAGGCCTAACTCTTCCATCCCCAGCAGTTTTGTATTGTAGAAATGGCAGCAAGTCCTTATTTGACTGTATTCTAACCCATTCTGCAGCCATTCTACTACTTCCTATTGCAGTTTTGTATTCTGCTTTAAGATAATTAACATTATAATCTGTTAGTAATTCGCTAGCTAAATCCTTGAATTTATAAAAATTACTTTTAACATCAGGACGTTTTAGTAAATCTGTTAAAGAACGTATTTGTTGGTATGTTTTAGCTCCGCTAAACATATATATATTATCTGTTAAATCTTTAAGCATTAAATAGTCTGGCTTCCCCCACTCTACACTCAAAATATTTTTGCCAAATCCCTTATAAACTCCTTTATTTAAAGTTTCAGCAGTTTTTAAGTATATTGATACTGGAAGACTGTACTTTGTTATTGAACCATTCCAGACATCATTTACAACTCCGTTAAAGTCGCTTTCTTCAAAGCTTAAAACTTCGTCATCTGCCTTATTCGTTATGTCGCAAAACCCACACACTAATTACTTATAAAGGTTTTTAAGTTTTGTAGATATACTTGACTCTTCAATATCTTCCTCAACTTCATTAATCTCAATATTATATTTTTTTTCCAAGTACTCATTTTCAAATTTAACGTATGGCATAAAAGATGCGTCTATTTTTGCCTGCTGCTCTATCGTTAAACTTTCTGATTGGTCGAACTCAAAGCGCAAATCTGCTAAATCAAATCCTAGGCCATTCATCATTGGTATAAGCTGGTCGTTTACAATAAATTGCATCAATAACTGGTCTTGCCTTCCAATCATTGGTATAAGCTGGTCGTTTACAATAAATTGCATTAATAACTGGTCTTGCCTTCCAATCTGTTCGGCAACATCCTTGTGTACTAAAGAACTTCCTGAATAACTTCGCTCATCTGTTGTTCCTGTTTGGCCTAATATTATCTTGCTTATTTCACCGTTACATCTTTCTATCATTTTATCAAAGACATTAAAGGAGTCTGTCCTAGATGCTTCAATTATCTCAAACTGGTCGGCTAAATCAAGTACGCTCCATGTCGCTACTCCCATGTTCCGCATCATATTTTCTGCGTTTTTTCTTGTAGTCTCGTCTCTTACGTCAGTCCTAGCGACTCTTAGAGGAACACCAAATACTTCGGCAAATTCTGCCCATGCTCCAAAAGCGTTGTTTTTCCAAATTGCATACGGAGTTAACTTCATTAATAATCCTAAATCTCTTTTTTTTCCTACTCCTATACACCAGTTAGAATATGGCTTTTCTGTGAATTTAATACCTTCTGTTATTGTTGCTGTATTACTTCTTACCAAATCAAATTCTGGAACAACATAAATACGCGGTATTAATTCAACATTTAAAAATTTAGAGTTTTTAACTGGAGAAAACTGTATTGCGCTAAAACCATAAGGGATAGAATCTAATGCCAAGTCTAAGAAGTCATAAAACCACCTTTGGTTTAACAATTTTGTTTTTTCTTCATCACATTCTCCGTCAGGTTTAATCAAGTGAAATTTCTTTCCTAAAACCTTCATTTTCCTTTGCAAAAGTGCTGACTGTATTTGGCCATCAAGAATTGCCTGCTGGTAAGCTTGCATCAACAAGAACCTATTTGGATACATTGTACTTTCAGCAGAAGTTACTGCCATTTTAAACTTTGTAGCATCCTGCCTAACTCTTTGGAGTTGCTGTTCGAATTTAATTGCACTAATTGCGCTCTGACTTTTTGGCTGAGGCTTGTCGAAATTAAAAAAAGAAGGTATAAAATCTTTTATTTGCATCAGAAAAAGTTATTTTGTTTTTCGCTTGCTGAACCGTAACGTATTGAAAACCCAGTTTGAGAAGTAGTGTCTATTTCTAAAACTTCCGCTGTGTCAGTTCCACTAGCCCATGAGTCCAGTTGGTCTAAAGCCTCTCTATTTCTCTCCTTCCTAAGTTCGGGAATATTTCTTGGGTTTATTCTAGCATATAGATTATAAAGCGTTAAATCGATTGCAATCTCTACAAATAAAGGGTATCGGCTATCTATTAATTCCCAATATGTTGAATCTATGGTTACAGATACAAGTGTCCAGTATGCTGAATCGCTCAATAATTTATTTGTTCCATTTTGTATTGATATGTAAAAATCTCCGTTTGTGTCATTTACAACATTCCCAACAACGTAAGCTGTTGTGGAACTCCAAAATCCAATTGATGATGGTGCATTTGTTGGAGGAATATTTACCATAGGCTCCCAGTATAGTGTATCGGTCAAGACTACATTTGTGCTGGGAGCTATGGCTGTGTAAACATATCCGTCGTCATCGGTAACAATATTTCCTATTATGTACGTACTGGTGCTTACATATTTATCGAACTTCTTTACTGAATAAATAGAGTTAACAATATCTGTTACTCTTCCTTTGTTTTTATAATGCGTGCTTGTGCTAAACAATCCCATCGAACCCAACTCTATATCTACCAAATATCTTTGTGCGAGCTTTGTTCGCATCCTTGAAATAGCCTTAATTTCTGCATCATAAAGATTTTGATAATTACTTTCTATTATTTGGTTTAAATCAACCGTTTGAATAACCGACAAGTAATCAGATGTTAATAGAAACCTGTACATTTAGCAAAAATATAATAATATTTTAAAAAAAAAACTGTTTTGTAACAACTAAAATCTAGGCTTTTGGGCTTCTTGGTTATTTCCGTGCGTAACTGTTGGAATGACAGACTTCCCTTGAAATTGTAAAAATTCACTAGAAAATACTGTTGTTAATAAATAGTCTCCCGTGTCTGTTAAGTGACCGAACTCTTCGTACCTAACCCCTGTTATTGAATCGGAGATTTTCTTTTTTAGTTTAGTTCCGTCGCTATCTTGTTTTGTATTTATCCAATCCTTTATACTTTCTTTACAAATTGAATTTATAACTATTTCAATTCCCTTATAGTTTGAATATAAACAAGTATTAATAAATTGACCGCGCGCGTAAACAGAAGGGTTACTTTTAGGTTGTCTTAGCTGTGGATTATATCGTTCAAGTTCATTTCTCATCAACGTAAACAAATTAAACCCCTTTTCTACTTTAACATCTTCTTTATTACTTGTTGCGTCACCTGTTATAAGCATACCGCTTACATGGCCTGGATAACGCTTTATTATTTCATTACACAATCCCTTTACTGTGTTGTTTGGGTTGCGCATGCATAGCTCATCTATTTGCATAGCTTTTTTATCTTTTATTTGCCAAACAGAGCAGCTAAAATAAGGGTGAACATTTTCATCAACAGAAAGCCATAGCGGCAATTCTGGTTTATAATATAATTCAGAAACATGCTTCTCAATATTAAACTCTTTATAAAACTCTGCCCCTGTTCTCTGTTGCAAATCCCAATCGCCCTCGACAAACACTTGATATTCATAGCGAGGCATTGATTTTAACGACTCTAAATACTCTTTTGGGATAAATGGGTTATCTATTATTTTTGATGGTATGTATAGCCACGAATTTGGCAAATTGTTTGTTTTCCACCTATCATAAACAAGTTCTTTTACCCAGTTATTAGCAGGGTTACATGTTGCCATTATTAATGGCGGTGGTTGATTGTGTATTATGTGACTTCCAGCCCTTTCAATAGCCTTGTAAAAAGTAGCTAATTGGCATTCGTTTACCTCCTCAAAAAGAAATCCGTTACACTCTAAACCCTTAAATCTGTTAAGTTCTTTGTCATCTGCGTAATTTTCACCCAAGAATATTATTTGACTATCATTTGTAAATGTAACAGTTTGCGTGTCTTGATTATATTTCTTAATAAAACTATTAGGGCAAATTTTAACAAACGAAGGTATTGTAGTACGCTTTAATGTTTGTAATGTATCTCGAACAACAACCCATTTCGATTTTGGATATTTTTTAGATAATAATAACAGTGCTCCTAGTCCAGCAAAAGTCTTTCCTCCACGTATCGCACCACCATACAGAATAAAATTGTATGTGCCATTAAATACAGCCCTTATAAAATCAAGTTGCTTTTGAAATGGCTCAAATAAAACTTCTTTAGAGTTCAATTTCAGTGTCGCCTATTTTGAAAATTTGCTTAGCTCCTCCGAAACCAATCAACTTCTTCTCCGTAATACGAGATTTTAGTTTATTATATTCTGCGATAGCCTTTGCCTTTGCTGCAAAATCTGCGTTTTGAGTTATTAAAAGCAATAGTTGTTTATCGACAAACTCGTCATTTAATCCTTCTTTTTCAAGTAGATAATTTATTTTGTCAGTTATTCTTTTGTCTGTCAATAGCTTATAAGCACAAGCCTTTGCTGAATCATAAGACCCCTTTAATGATAAATCTATGCCATACGCATCAATATACGACTGTACACCGTTACCAAAAAACTCCTTTGAAACAAAATTTTTGCAAAATGCTATTTGTTTTTCGTTTAAGTCGTTTATATTTTCAGTCAATTCTTCCAAAATGTAAATAATAGTAAACTAATTAAATACAAATATAATAATTTATATTATACATGCCTAATATTAAATTTCAAAAGCCCCAATTAAGGAGCTCTTGAAACAAACTGTACTCGGTGTTGGTCTGCAAAACGTACAAATATAATACTTTTTTTTAGTTCCAGTGTGTGTTGTTCAAAAATTTTATCTAGGGATAATAGTACATTTAATAGTTTCTATTTACATATCTACACGCGTGTTTTATTCCCAAATTTTATAGGTTACAGGTTACAGACGGTTACAGGTGATTTTTTTTGGGTGTAACCTCTGAAAGTGTTGGTATGATTGAAAAGGTTACAGGTTACAACTAAATATACTTTTTTTATATAACTTTACCTGTATGTCGCCAGCCAAAGTCTTTGAACTTTTTTTAGGGGGGGTTGTAACCGGTATTTTCGAAAAGTTAACGAACTGATTTACAATGTGTTATAATTGGGTTACAGGTTACAACGGGGGGGGCTGTAACCTGTTAAAATGGGAATGACGAAACCTCTTGGGTGTTACCTTCTTTTATTCTTTTCTCCATTAAATAAAGTCTATGAGTAGAACCTTTTATCTTTTTAATAGACTGTTTAAACCCCATGTTTTTTAAATCAATGCCAAACTTTGTAATGTTCCAAATTTTTTGTTTTGAGCGATATTCGATATAATCCCTTATTTGCGTATTTGTCATATATTCGCCATCGGAATCGTTTTCAGGTATCTTAAAGTGCATATCGATTAACTCAACATCTGGATTTGTAGCTTGGAAATTATCTGAATCTGCATTAAGTTCTAATATATCCTTAGAGGTAAATTTCCAATGAAACCCAGTTTTATAAAGGTCATAAAAAGCCATTAATAAAGATGTCTTATCAATAGCGTTATATTTTTCATGATTTATTGAAAGTACATTTATGGGCAAAATTCTTCTATTACCGTATGGGTCACTTAATAACTCTAATTCATTAGATGTGCCACATAACGAACATATTCTGCGAATGTCAATCGACATCTTACCATACGGAAGTCTAACAGAGAAAACTTGCTTAGATGTTAATCCCTTGAAATGCTTTGCATCTTTTTTAGACTTTCCGCCGAACTCATCATCCATTATAATTAACTTTTTACACATTAAAATATGGTCATCTTTACCACCATCAAGTGGAGATTCAGCATAGTACAATTTAAGTTCAGTTGGTAGCAATCTTCTAAACCACTCCGTTTTACCAGTATTAAGTTTTTCACCAGCAAGAACAAGCGTTAAAGGAGACTGGCTACCAAAAACGCTGGCAATCATTCCACAACCCCAGTGTTTAATGTATTTAATTGCATGTTTAGTGTCAGTTTCTATTGTATTAGCTAAGTCCTCTATTAGTTTTTGACTCCTTTTAATGTTAGCATTCTTTTCAAAGAAATCTATTAAAGGGTTGTACATTGGTATGTATTCTGAAAAAATAAAAGTTTGCATAAACTCTTTGGGAACATCCTTAGTTATGCCAGATAATCTAATAAACATAGTGTTAATCTCTCTATCTGTTACAACTTTATAGTGCCCATTTATTTTTATTCGATGGTCTTCAAGATTACCAGTAATAACATTTAATTTTATGTCATAATTATCTTTAAGAAAGTTGTAGCAAATATTTACTTTAGTCCCAGCCTGTATGCTGTCGACTAAATTTGATTGGGTGGTTATTATTTCCATATTTCAAATAAAAAAGCCCTGCTAAACATAAGGCGTGAACAAGCTTTGCACGCGATGTGCTTCAGATTGACTTATGAAATAGCAGGGACATTTTAATTTTCTTTAACTTGTTCACGGCTGCAAATGTAATAAAAAATATTATATTAATGCTTGCCAATTAGTTTAAACTCTAGTTCTTTTGCAATCTTGCCAAGTCTGGTATTACACGATATTTCGTCAAGAATTACTTTGTTTGAGTGCAAAACAGTAGCGTGATGCCTACCTATCAACCTGCCTACTTGAACTATTCCGACATGAGAATTTTTAAGTAAATA